TAGGGTCGTAACAAACAAACTGACCGAGTTCAGAATCATAGATGTGAGCCGGTGGGAAATGCATAATAGGTTTCTTGAAATGAAGCAGAGCCTTTGCCTCTGACGCAAACGCCATACCAGAATCCAACTTTGTGTAAAACAGAGGCCGAACACCAACGCGATCGCGCGCCGCGTAAAACTTTTCACCGTTCGACCACACAAAGGCAAAGTCGCCATTGATAGTCTGGACCGTCTCCAGAATACCGACCGTTGCAATCAGGGGCTGAATGACTGCACAGTCGGACTCACCCTTTGTTCCGCCGAGCTCAAGATGGTTGTAAACCTCGCCATTGCAGACGAGCAATGTTTCATCGTAGTACATTGGCTGGCTGCTCGTCACTGACTTTGTCCCATTAATCTCGAGACGCCAAAACTCCATGTGACAGTTGCCCTTGCGGTCATACTTGAAGTCATCAGGGCCGCGGTGATCCAAGTCGTGCCGAGGGCTTGTTCGGTCCGACTCGTTTTCAGATATGACGGCGTAGATGCCACACATTTAAATTATTAGCTCGGCATATCTTAATGTACCTGTTACTCCTTCTGGTCATCGGGTTGCTCTTTTTCTTGTACAGAAGAACGAGTAATTATGCATGCGCATCGAACGAAGCGACCATAGTATACAATGGTCAGGAGCGCTGCTACAAGAAGGGTGATTATGAAGACTTGTCCGGATCGTACCCGACATCAAAGCGCTGTCAGATAAAGAGCGGCCACAACACACTTATCGGTTATTCCAAAAAGGAATTTGACGGAAACAAATGGCGCCTAGACACACACCAGGAACTGGACAACGACTGTTGGATATGGTCACTTCGCGTCAAATAGACGCAGAATATCATTAATAATTGGATTTCTCATTTGGTCCACCTCGGTAAAATAAACCTGACTGATGACGTCGGAATCATGAGTACCGATACGTCGTATCAAGTCTGAAATTCCATTCACCTGAAAGCCCTTGTCGTACTGACCGGGGTCACCAGCCACAACCATCTTTGAATCATATCCGATGCGGGTCAGGACCATCTGCATCTGATTTGGTGTCGCATTCTGCATCTCGTCGGCGATGATCCAGGACTCGTCGAACGTTCGGCCGCGCATATACGCCAAAGGACAAATCTCGATGCGCTTATCCTTGGTCAACAAGTCAATCTCCCTTTGTGAATAGTACTTTCGCAGAGAGTCAAACATAGGACGCGTCCACGGCTCCATCTTGCGCTCGAGTTCACCTGGCAGAAATCCATGCTGCTCATCGACCGAAACAGCCGGTCGAGTCATTACAATACGTTTATACTCACCTAGAGCAAGCTTAGCTGCTCCAGTATAACACGCCATCAAAGTCTTACCAGTACCAGCCGGACCAGCCGCAAGAATAACTGGCTGGTGTTTATTATCGAGCAGACGTTTGTACAAAACTTGATTTGGAGTCTTTGGAATAATCTTCATCATCTAGTATTTAAGACATCGAAACCTTTATGACAAATGTCTCTCGTAGATCTTCTCACCCCTAAATCGTGTGTTCTTCCAAAGAAACGTTACGGTCCGGATAACGACGGTGGATATGTCCTGCTCGATCGCCAGTTTGACGTCAAGGCGATCCTCGGCTATGGTGTTGGTCACGATGTGAGTCTGGAGAATCAGTTGGCCGAGTTTTGGAACGTCCCGGCCTTTGTCTTTGATCACACAATTACGGACGTTCCTCCGCTTGGACCAAACACCAAGTACATCAAGGAGGGTATCACCGGCGGCGAGGAGACGGACGAGCTCAAGACACTCACGACTCATCTGGGCCAGCTCGTCCCAGAAGGCAACGTTCTGCTCAAGATTGATGTCGAAGGCGCAGAGTGGGACGTGCTAGAAAAGGAGGATTTCTCGCGCGTAACACATCTGATTATCGAGTATCACGACCTCGAGACGGATACCGAGCGCAAGGCGCGCCTCATTGGAAAGATTGATGACCAGTTTGATCTGGTTCACATTCATGGCGTCAACTGTCACAACCAGCCCATCTTCATGCTAGATCGTGTGTGTGCGATACCTCGCTACGTAGAATGTACGTACATACGTAAGGGCCTTGTTGAAACCTACCCATGCATTGATAAGTACCCCACGGAATGGGACATGAAGAGTCGAACAGACGCGCGCGACGTCGTCCAGGAGTTTTGGAAGAGCAAGTGTGTGCCAGTGAATTTCGAGGTTGCTGAGGAACATATTCCTTTTGTAGAAGACGTCATGACGCCTTATGACACGATTAATGTAAAAGAGTCGACAGGTTATACTCTCCGGCTAAAAGAGGATGAGACGTTTCCGTATCAGCTCGTGTATGCACTGAAAGACATTGTCTCTCAGGGAATACATAATGTTTGTGTGCCGGTTACCCGACAGAGGGTTTTTAGTTTAGAGCCGCGCATTACTCACCCACTCGCAACAACTACTGGTGTCGTCTACGAAATGGCAATTTCTATTTATTCGCGGAGTCACTCGTCAAGCCAAGCTGTAGCTCCACCTCCCGAACAGTAAAATCACCCTGCTCAGTATCTGACGCTACAATCCAGTTTGGAATCACCCAACCAAACTGCTGAAGCGGAACCATCATCTGCAGAATCTCAGGCTTGGTCCGAACAATCACCCTCTTAAACTTACAAAGACGGAAGGCTGACGAAAACGCCTTCATCATCTCATTCTGCTCAACCACAAGCGTCTTGTCCGCCATCGGCATCATCTTATCCTTGATAAAATCCAAAACCGGTACATCCTCACGATCTGTGTAATGAATAGTGTATGCGAAATCGAACAAGTTTCGCATAGGCTTGACCAGGTCGTCCATCCGGTCGTACGGCTCGGCAAACATACCGCGGTAGACTGGCCAGACGATGTTGTACCGCCAGTCCATAATCTCGAACGACTTGTCATTGTGCAGCTTCCAGCCGAGGTATGGCTGCTCGTAATGGTTCAGAGTTCCATTCTCGGCGCGCTCTGGAATCCTACGGACCACCTCAACCATCTCATCATACACAGACCGAATGTCCATGTCGGTCCGGAACGCCATAAGGCCCGCATTCATAATCCAGTCTGGACACTCGTCCGGCTCAAAGCCATAGCGTTTGTAGTACTCACCCGCCTTGGTCTGCCAGGAGCGCCGCTTGCAAATCTCCTGCTGCAGACACTCGTGGTGCATAAGCTGCTCGATACAGATGCCCACCTTGCCAGGTGCCGGCATCGGAATCTCTGGACAGTTGTCGGTGATCCACATGTCAGAGTCGACCCAGACCACCATGTCATACTTCTTCGACCACTCCTGACACGCAATCAGAAGCTTCTGGCAGATGATGAAGCGACGCTCGTCAACCGGCTCGAACAACTCCTTCACCTCAATAAAATCCCAGCCATACTTTTCGCAGTAACGTTCGCAACTCGGCTTGAAATTCTGAAATTCCTTCTGATACTTTTCACCGATCGCAAATGTCACGAGAGCCTTTCGCGCCATTAAAGAATATAAGAGCCTATCCTTTAATATGATTGTGGACACTTTTCAGTTTTACAACGAGCTCGATGTACTCGAAATGAGACTAAAGATTCTGGATCGGCACGTAGACCTCTTTGTCATTTCCGAGTCGCCAGAGACTCACGCGGGTAACCCCAAGCCTCTGTTTTACGCAGAGAACAAGGAGCGTTTCCTGCCCTGGGCTCACAAGATTCGATACGTTCTGGCGACGCCTTGTACGACCACCGGCATTTGGGACCGCGAGAAACATCAGCGCGAGTGTCTGCGCGAGGCTGTGCAAGATCTGCCGGACCACGCGCGTGTTATGATTTCGGACGTTGACGAGATTCCAGACCTGACCAAAGAGTTTCCGGACGAGACGCACGTTTTTCACATGTTTATGTTCGAGTACTCGTTCAAGTATATGTTTACGGGTGAACCCTGGTTCGGAACTGTGATTACGAGCGCAGAGGCATACAAGAAACTCGGGCCCAATTTTTTCAGGGATAACCGCTGGCGGTTCAAGCGCATTCCGTATGCAGGCTGGCACTGTAGTTCATTCGGAGATGCAAAGCACGTCTGGAATAAAATACAAAACTATGCGCACGCACACGATGCCAAGCATCAGCACCAGACTTTTGAGGATTTTGAGCGATACCTGAACGAGGGTCTTCACTCGGATGGAGAGTTTCGGTTGATTCCGACACCTTCGGACGTTCCCCTGCCAAAGATTAACTGATACTCTCGCTCAGAGACGACCGCAGGAATCTGACCAAACTTGTGCTTGAGCCTTAGCAACTGCTTGGCTTCCTCGTCATCCAGGTGGTACAGAAACTTTCTCTTCATCTCAATCTTTTCGAGTGGTGACCTTTCCAGAATGTGTTGACAAACTGGCCATGTAACCTTTCGGAGATCTTGAAGTTGGCACTCAACCTCAGTCAGTCGAGGCAGGATGTGATCCTTTAAAAAATCGCGCATGATTTGAATCTCCATTAAAAGAATAGCCCATCTTAGTCTTAAATGGATGAGCTCATGTTCTTTACTCTTTTTCTCTGCGGGGACTTGCTCCGCAGAAAGAAGGAGGGGAAGAGATTGACATTCAGGGAAAAGTGGCTTTTCCTTCAGCTTATATGTTTAATAGCTAACAGGGTTGCTATTCAGCAGCAATACGCCATCGAACTTGAAAACAAGGCGCGCATGCTGGAAGCTCGTGCTGAGAAGTTTGCCGAGGAGGTTCTTCCCGTTTTTGACGAGGACATTCAGGATATGGACGAGACTGTACGCCAGGTACTTTTGCTCGCCGCCGCATGTAAAGAATTTAAACTTGACCAACATCTGATCTCCAGATGATATTCTGATCCTCTACGGGCTGGTCGACAAAATCAAGTTCTATCCAGCTGATACGAAGATGGAGCATCAACTGATCGACTCGCTTTTTTGCCTTTTCGAGACTCGAAAATGTTCCGAAGAAGACTGCATGCTTATTATCCATAGTGTACAGCTGGTAGACTGGTGTATTCATTGAATTACGGGTGCGTACGCTCTTAAAGTTATTTAGCCTTGTTCATCTAATGCTGTTTGTCGGCCCATCTCTCCTGGCAGGTATCGGCCAGGTGACAAGGACCTATGCTCTGTCGGTCGGGGGTGAGTTTGTGACGTTCGGTGATAAAGCCCTCAAGGATCATTACCCTTGCGTCTTCATATTCGCTCTGCCACTGGACCAGCACGTCGAGATGATTGAGCAGTACTACAAGAAACTCGCGCCGCGTATGATTCTTATGACTGTCTGCGAGACGGAGACTGTCCACCCAGACTATGCCAAGCTGCTCAAAGTCTCCGACACAATCTACTGCCCTTCGGAGTTTGCCGCGTTTGTCCTTCAGCGACAGTTTCCCCAGGGTGATTTCAAGGTTCTACATCACTGGGTTCAGCCGGTGCCGAAGAGTGTCGCTACCAGTATCGTCCCGTACACATTCTACACGATAGGAAACATAATGGATCCGCGCAAGAATATCAGGATGCTAATCGAGGCGTTTATGCGGCTCAATATGAAGGACTGCCGGTTGGTCCTCAAGGCGACGTGTAAGCAACCGGTCGAGTGGAAGTTTCCGAACGTCCAGATTATCAATGGGATTTTGAGTGACAAGGCGATGGATGACGTCCATGACATGTGCCATTGCTATGTCAACTGCTCGCACTCCGAGGGTGTCGGGATGGGGGCGGTCGAGGCGGCTATGCGCGACAAGCCAGTCATCATCACAAAGTATGGAGGCCTGAAGGAGTATGTTCAGACTCCGTACGTTGTCGATTGTACGGTTGGTGAAATTGGGTTTGACGACTTTTTGTACACAAAGAATCTCAAGTGGGGTCAGCCATCCCTGGACAGCCTCATGCACCACATGAAGGAATGTTACGACAAAAGACTCGTGACGTGGGATCACACATTTAGTAGAAATCTGGTGTCTGCTGTCCCTGCCCATATTTCGAAACTAGCCAAACTACCAGGCCAGCAAAAAGCGACGCGTTGAGGAGATAACTCTGAGTCATCTCAAGGTAAATTACAGTATTGTCAACGATGTCAATCTTTGTCGGCTTGGTCAGGATGCGCGGAATGAGTTTGACCAAGACGGCGTACGCCACCATCACCTGAATAATCAGATTCATCTAGTATAGTCTGAGAAATTTTCAGGCTGCGTGCTTTTTACAGTAATCGCCATTATGCGCCTTGAACGGACAAGCTCGGCCCTCCATGGTTCGAGCCTGACACTTTTTCGTTGTAGCCACATTCGGTGTAAACTTGGGAGGCTTGTCCAGAACCTGGATTGCGCGCTTCTGCTTTGTTTGTTTGATCTTCAAACATGTTTTCTTGTATTGCCTGGCCGTCTCGACAAACTTGAGAGCGTCCGTCTGGGAGAAACCATTCGTCAGGCAGGATTTGTAAAGCTCGGATGCCTTCATTTTTGTTTGGCAGTGCGTCTGAGCGCCAAACCTACGTAAAGATTTTACACGCTTTTTAATATAAGACTATATGAATCGAACGATTCGTCAGACGACAATTTGCATTAAAAAAGCTTCACGACGACCAGATGTTCAGCGGCTCGTAAGAAGTTCGACACTGCTCAGAAAACATATGGTTCGGGCAGCCGCATTTTCACTCGTCCCTTCGGAGGTGAATGATGTCGTCATCCATCACGCCAAAATGAATCTTGAACAGATTATCCACGTCGCATCGGATAGTGCGACCGTCTCTGCTATGAGTGCTGCTATGGCAGTTTTGATAACTACTTTAAAGTAGGACTCGCCTAATATACAATGTACAAGAAGCTCACACACGTAGAACACATTCTGAAACGACCAGACTCTTATGTTGGTACGATCGTTCCAGAAATTGAGCAGCACTGGGTGCTAAAGGATGACAAGTTTGTCCTTCGACCGATTCGAATCTCACCAGGTTTATTGAAGATTTTCGACGAGGTTCTCGTGAACGCGCTCGACCAGGCGACTCTGCAACCCAAGAAGGTGACGCGGATCAAGATTTCTCTCGGTGATACGATCAGCATCGAGAACAACGGCCCTTCTATTCCGATCGAGCGGCACGCCGAGACGGGCATCTGGACTCCAGAGCTCATCTTTGGCCACCTCTTGACCTCGTCCAACTACAATGACGAGGAGGAGCGCATCGTCGGTGGTCGCAACGGATACGGCGCCAAGCTGACAAACGTATTCTCCAAGTGGTTCCGGTTGACGGTCGTGAACGAGGGCCAGCAGTACGTCCAGATCTGGAAGAACAACATGCAGGAGTGCAGTCAGCCAGTCATTGAAAAGACGGCCAGCAAGAACAAGGTCCGGATCGAGTTTACACCCGACTGGAATCGGTTCGGTGTGACGTTCGAAGAGATGAATCCGGTTCTCGAAAAGCGCATATGGGATGCGGCCGCGTGGACAACCGCCAAGGTGAACGATCTGCCGGTTCAGAACTTTGAGCAGTATGTGAAAATGTACATCGGCGACACACCGGTGGTCAAGTACACATCGGACCGTTGGGAAGTTTACGCGGTCAACTCAACCAACGGTTTCCAGCACGTCTCATTTGTCAACGGTATCTGCACAACCATCGGTGGGATGCACGTCGAGCATGTCGCCCAGACAATCATCACCAAGATTCGCGAAAAGCTGAAGGACCTGACTCCGCATCAGATTCGTCAGACTCTGGGTCTGTTTATTAAGTGTACCGCAGTGAATCCTACGTTTTCAAGCCAGGCCAAGACTGAGATGACGAGTCGAGCCCTGACCCCAATCGATCTAAAGCCAAAATTCATAAAGGACCTGCTGGACAACGGGGTCAGAGAAGCGCTCGAGAGCGTCGTCGCTGCAAAAGCTATTAAGGAACTTAAGAAGAATGATGGAATTAAGCGGGCCACCATTGTTGGGATCCCAAAACTTGACGATGCAAACTGGGCCGGTACTCAGCGGTCGGACCTTTGTACGCTTATCCTTACAGAGGGTGACTCCGCCAAGACGCTGGCCGTAGCCGGCCTTTCGGTTATTGGCCGAGATCGGTTTGGGGTGTTTCCCCTGCGTGGGAAGCTGACCAACGTTCGGGACGCGACCACCACCAAACTTGGAGCCAATGAAGAGCTGAACAATCTCAAAAAGATTCTTGGACTCGCTCATGGTGTACAATATACAAACACTAAATCTTTACGTTACGGGCGTGTCCTCATTATGACGGATGCCGACCTGGACGGCAGTCACATCAAGGGTCTGGTGCTCAATATGTTTCATCATTTCTGGCCACAGCTGATTGGTCTGGGCTATGTGTGCGCGATGGTGACTCCGGTGATCAAGGCGGGATCAACCTGGTTTTTCACAGAGGATGATTATCGAGCGGCTCAGCCGGTCCGCGGGGCTGTCAAGTACTACAAGGGTCTCGGTACTTCTACGAGCGCCGAGGCCAAGGAGTATTTCAAGCAGATTGATCGTTTGACGGTTCGGTTCGAGACGGACCCAGAGACGAAAAAGTCAATGACGCTCGCATTCGCCAAAGATCACACGGACCACCGAAAGGAGTGGCTCCGCGAACACATGCAGACCAAGCCACCGTGTGTAGCGTACGGAAAGGTTAACACACTGACGGTGACCGACTTTGTCCGGCGCGACCTGGCCAACTTTTCAGCAGCTGACATCCATCGCAGCATCCCGCACTTTGCAGACGGCCTCAAGCCGAGCCAGCGCAAGGTGATTTACTCGTGCCTCAAACGTCGCTTGACTTCGGATATGAAGGTGGCGCAGCTGGCGGGCTATGTCGCCGAGCAGACGCAGTATCATCACGGTGAGGCGAGCCTCCAGGGGACGATTGTCAACCTGGCCCAGAACTTTATGGGAGCAAACAACCTGAATCTGCTCGAGCCGAGCGGTCAGTTTGGCACTCGACTGATGGGCGGCAAGGATGCAGCCAGTTCTCGTTACATCTTCACGCGGTTGGCACCTCAGACTCAGAAGATTTTCGATTCGCGAGACGATGCTGTGCTCAAGTATATGGAGGAGGATGGTGACAAGGTGGAGCCAGAGTTTTACATGCCAATTATTCCTATGATTCTGATAAATGGGGCTGAGGGTATTGGTACTGGTTTTAGCTGTACAGTTCCACCGTACAATCCACAGGATATCAAGGAGAATATACTACGAATGCTCAGAAAAGAGTCACCAAAGCCAATGACTCCCTGGTTCAGGGGGTTTACCGGCAAGGTGACTGCTAAGAATGAGACAACCTGGACGATGGAGGGTATTTGGAAGAAGGAGGGTGACTGTATACGCGTGACCGAGTTGCCACCGGGTGCCTGGACGCAGGATTTCAAGGAGAAACTGGAGAAACTGGATCTCAAGTACGAGAATCACTCGACCGAGACTGGTGTCAACTTTCTGGTCGAGACGGACGACCCGAAGAAACTGGGTCTCACAAAGACGATCCATACGAGCAATATGTACCTGATGACGCACAAGGGGATCAAAAAGTACGAGAGTCCAGAGGAGATTCTTCTAGACTATGTCGAGATGCGTGTACTGTTTTACAAGCTCCGGAAGAAGCACCTGATTGAGGAACTCACGAAGCGGACGAGTATCCTCGAGGCCAAGGCTCGGTTTGTCGAGATGGTCTGCGCAGAGCAGATCAAGGTGTTCCGGCAGACGGTCTCACATCTGAATGCCCAAATTACTCAGCACCAGTTTCCGACTGTCGACGGGTCGCACGACTACCTGCTCCATATCAAGACATATCAGTACACCATGGAGCACTCGGATAAACTCAAACAGGAGGCGGCCAAAACGCGCGCCGAGCTCGTCGAGTTGCAGAAGACGACTGTGACGCAGTTGTGGCAGAATAATCTGAGTGAGTTGTAGGATGGTCTTTGAAAGAGGCCGAGTCGGTACAGGTTCAGTTTTGGCACTCGATGCCGTCGGTAAACAAGATGAATTTTTCCACAACGAAACCATGGCTGATTCTATGTGGGATCCGTCATATACCCAATCGACAAACTTTGCGATTACGCAACGCATAGTCCCTTTACCAGGTTCTGTCTGGATTAATAACGAGGTGACGCTTGAAATTGTTCCAAAATCGTCCGGCGATATGATTAGCAATGTACACCTCAAATGTTCGCTACCACCCCTGCCACCTGGTAATGTATACACAGATCAGCTCGGACGAGCAATTCTCAAACAGGTTGATTTCTTGATCGACGGCCAAGTCATCGAGTCTTTAAATGACGACTGGTATATTGTACGCGATCAGCTATTTTTGGATGCGGACGAAAAGAATGCCATGGCCAAGTGCATCAACGGAGGCTACTCTGAGGGTACATTGTCTCTCCAGAACAATACACCCCGGATCGACATGATTATTCCGCTCGACTTTTTCTTTTGTCGCAGACATTCACGCTACAAGAAGAAACGTGAGCGGTTGGATAAGCCTTACTTTCCGACGTGCGCCGTATATAATCAGAAATTGTACCTGAAGATTAAGTTTCAGAACTGGTCCTGGTTTTCTAATTCGGTCGCGGATACACGAACTGGAGCTATGATTCTTAATACGCCTTTGGTAACTTATACAACTTTGACGACAACGGCCCTCAACAGCGGCGATTCAAATGTGACAGTCACGGACGACATTACATTCTGGCCGGAACTGAATGGCGACATTACAATCGATAGCGAAGAGATGACGTATACGACCAAGGTTGGAAATAGACTTAATGGACTTGTAAGAACTGCCGGTGGTGTAAATCATTCAAATAGCGCGCCAGTCACACTGAATTCTACATCCGGATTCACATTCAAATCGAATGTGATTGTTCAGCCGATATCCAATTGTGTCAGTGGTATGTACATATACGGAATCCCGACGCTTGGTGGTGGTTCCGCCTTTATCAACAGTATCGACACATCAAATAGTATAGTGAACATCTCATACAACGGTATCATTCCGACTTCCCAGACTTTCGCCCTTTCGTTTGCATACCCGACCGTCAACAAGACGTTGACCATTCCTCCAACTTTTATACAGGCTGGTGATCATTACACGTTTACTTCCAATACGACAACTGGGCTTTATCCAGGTATGAAACTCAACGGTACTAGTGTAACTACTGGTATACTATATATCAAAGGTGATCCTGTGATTGTCTCGAACAACATCAACAACTTTACAGCCACTGTCGGTAGCGCAACATACACAGCCAGTAATACAGTCGTGACATTTACGATGAATCAGAGTGTATCCTATCTAACAACAAATACCAGCTATGTCATTTTTCCCAGTGTGGCGAACGGCACGATTCGTAACATAGCCGGCGCGACTCTGACTGCGAACATAAACAATCAGAACGTAGTGACAATGCTTTCCAGTTTCAGTGGTCAGATTACACTGGACTCTCCACCGATCGTCGGAAACTATGTGACAATATCTTATCCTTGGCAGGAACCTCAAATTAACCAGTATAACACAACATTAGACATTTCATTCCGGGATGATACGATCCGGATAGCCAATGTAAACTATCTGACACCGATCGACACGACAACCACATCGAATGTGGTGGCGATCAAAGACCGAAACGATCTCAGGCTGGATATGGCGGTGACTGGTCTGCCAGGTATTGTCGGCCAGGCGATCATTACAAACATTACTGGCACTGATTATACAATTAGCTATCCAGTTCAGAGTTCGACGACGCTCGACTTTCCACTCGGGTCGGCGGATTCAAACATGTACATAAACGGAGACACGACAAATTGGCAATTTTACAACGGCAGTCTTATGATTGGCGGAACAGAACTTGTCATTTACGGCGGCAGAGGGTCGTCTGGCAACTATGTGAATCAGCTGACGCGCTATCAGAAATATCAGGGCATACAGCCTGCCGGAACAAGAGTATCTGTGTGCAACCTGATTTCGGACTCGAACATTCTGAGCAATCTGTCGGCCGCTATATCAAATGTCGCAACAACACTCACCCTGACGAGCAACATCACAACGTGGCCGGCGACCGGCAGTGTCCTTGTCGGTACGAATGAGATTTGTTCGTATTCGTCAAAGGCTGGCCAGAACCTGACGGTGACTCGGCCGGCGTATGCGCGTGACTACACCGCCGGAACGAATGTCATCTTCCAGAATACATACACTTACTCGTCTCTGGTCAGTAATCTAAATGCCATTAGTAACTCGTTTGTACTGACTGCCCCCACCTCATCGGTTAGCAACTGGCCAACAGCAAACGCTGTCGTCTGTATAGATAACGAAGTTATGTTCTACGGCAATCGGAGCGGAAACTCGTTCACCAACTGCAACAGCCGCACGCTCACCTGGTCAACTATACCGGCCGGAACGCCAGTCGTGAACATGTCCGTCTGGCAGGCTCCCATCACTATCAAGAATCTTACAGACTTTATCGAGGCTCCACGAGTCATATTCGAAGAGATTCAACTGACGGACGAAGAACGCCAGTACATAAAGACAAAATCTAGACGGCTTGTGGTGAATCACGTCGTCAAAGAGCCTGCTATGTATTTTGAACAAGGAACAAACGGTCAAATTACTCTTGGCATCGGAGCCAACTTTCCAGTCACATTCATGTGCTGGTTTATCCGGCGGAGCGATTTCGAATCCCTGACTCGATATGTTGACTCGAGATATTCGTACGGCTACACGACAAAATACATTAACGCCGCAACGCCCATCACATTCTTCAACGGCGTCAAGTTCAACTATATCGATCTGATCAACTCGGCCCAGATTTCACTCAACGGAAACCCAATTCTGAGTAGGCTCGGGGGTGGTGTCTACTTTACAATGAAGCAGCCGTTCGATCGTGCACTGTCAATTCCGACAAAGAGTATGTATATATACTCGTTTGGGTTGAATCCAAAAGAGTATAATCAGGGGGGGTTTATGGACTTTTCGCCTCTGAACTCGAGTACGACAACACTATCACTCGAGTTTAATCCAGCCTACGCGACTGAACTTGCCAAGGCGTTTTCATTGTACATGTTTTATTACGGATATACAGTTATGGAAATCAAGGATGGCTTTGGACGACTTGTTTTTGTTTAGTTTTTAGCAGATATTCAATAATACCATTAGTAATACACCAGCGAATAAAGTTTAATTGGGCAACCGTAGTAGTCACCTCTTCACCTGTTTTTAGTTTATATGTAATGCGCTCAGTACGACAAAAGGGGTCAAACAATTTTTTGGAATAGCCGTCCAGCGATGACTTGTAAGCCACGTGGACGGTAAAGGTTTTTCCGCTCGGGGTTGTATACGTCAAGTTCTTAGACTTTGAGTAATTTGTCACAAACCACTCTAAATTCCTAAGTGATACGCCCTTTCGGTGTTGAAGGACGTCGAGCAAGTTATCAGCATGTGTCGCCTCTGAATAGAAACGATCCAGTGCTGAAAATAGGAGATCGGACTTGCTCATTATGTTGTACTATACTCAAAGCTTTAAATATCAAACATCATAGGTTTATGTGGTTTCTTTCTACAGCCAGGGCAACCATCCTGCCATAGAACACTACCCGAGTGATTGTGCTGAGACTTGACGGCGGTCATGTCGCTGACCGAAGACGTGTGCTGCATCGGCCTCTGAATAGGCCGCTGACTCTGATGGTGCTTGCAGAATCCATGCTCGTGCTGCCTCAGACGACAGCGCTGCTTTTTGCTCGTCAGACCCATACACGTGGTATCGGCAATCTTGAGGGTCGATGTATCCTTGAGAAGTTGCTTCATCGACACGTCATACGTTTTTGAAATGTGCTCGAGCACCTTGGTAAGCTTCTCCTGCAGACGACGCTCAACCTCATCCTCAATCAGTTTTGCAATCTGAGCCTCCATTCCTTAGGAAGTTAGCGTACCTATCTTTTAACATAGTATATTTAGTAGCAAACCTCTGGTCGTCAAACCCGTCACCTAGTTGGGCAGTCGTGTACAGGTTTGCCACCACCATGCTCATATCCAGGGTCGGGCCACCAGGTCCCTCGACCCAGAATGGGCTATTCGTAAAGTGGGCATGGGCGTCTGAAGATTTCTCGGCCACCTCCAGATAATCGTTAAAGTGATCAAGGAACATACTGTGCATCTCGGTTGCGGTTGTTGAATTCTGATAGATATTCTCACACGTCTCCGGTGTGAACAAATCAGCCGAGACGAAACCGTACAACCTCTGATGAAGAGTACACGTGGCATCTCCGTTGATAACATGCGCGGCCGCAAGACCCTTTTGGACAAACTGGTCGAAACGCCGAACGTCAATGAAGACGATCGTGTCTGCGCAGTGGACAATGATATCATCGGGTGAATAGTTGGGTTCGCCTTTTTCGTAAATACGGACACGCTTGTCCGCAATCACATTTCGTCTGAGCCACTTCATATCCTCCGGATGCGTGAGTCGGTCCCAGATGTGAATCTCGTCAACCGACTTCTGGTCAAGGATCATCTTCAGATAGTGGAACAGAGTCTTCATACACTGGATTCGGGTCAGCCGGATCGAGATGATGATCATTACTCAGAAATACTTTATATTGTTTAAGTAAATGTACAAGATAGCACCTCGTCTTTACCTCAGCAACTTTTATGACGCAAAGACTGTGCCGAACGGCTGGTACGTCATCAACTGCAGCAAGGATCTTCCTATGGTTTCAACCTATGGGATGAGACTGCCGATCAACGATGACCTGTCCAGCGAAGCAATGATGACAATGTATCACGAGCTGCCTATGATTATAGCCCGGATCGATAATATTAGAAATTCTGGTGGAGACGTACTGGTGCACTGCTTTGCTGGTCAACAGCGCAGTGCAGCAGTAGTGGCTGCATACCTCATGACGAAAGGATTGTCTAAAGTTGATGCTATCCGGTATATAAGAGGTATCAAACCAGATGCATTCCTGACGGGCGTAAACTTTGACCCGGTCCTTACACGTTATTCCGCTTAACCTGCTTGAACACGGCCAGGGCGGCAAGGGCGCCAGCCACCTGAGCGACGATGTAGACTGGCAGACGGGCTGGTGCCAGGTCACCCTTGGCAACCATGGCAACCGACACTGCTGGGTTCAGGTGACCGCCCGAGATGCCACCGGCCAGGGTGATGGCCATCAAGAAACCGGCCGCGATAAACAGGGGCTGGCCAGTCATCATAATGGCGAGCAGCAGAATAAAGGTACCAAGGAACTCGGCAAGGAAGGCGGACATTTAATATATTCAAAGATTTGTTTTCGAATAGTCGTTCAGAAGATGGACACCGAACAATACTACAAATATACCTGCTATCTGACGGGCCGTCATCTTGGTCCCGAGGAACATGAATGAAAAAAGTGCGACAAAGAGAGGTACACTGGATATGACCGAGCTCACAATTGGAGCGGCATTCGCCTGAAGGGACTTGTAGTACATGAGATTGGCTATAAACGATGCGAAAACACCAAACAATAGAATGATCGAAATTCTCTGGGAAACGTTCGAGAGGTCATCTCTGAATGCTCCCCAATGTGTAGCCAGGTAGGTCAAAAGAAAACAAGTGTGCAACAGAGTTACGATAATAAACGCAGTTGCAGGCTTGAGTGATCCGAGAGAGTATTTTTGGGTAGTGATTGTAAGTGCCCACAAGGCGGCTACGGGAAGAGCCTCCATTTATATAGGCTTGGAAAAGAAATCGGTAATTTTTTTGGTTGGTTTTTCAAACACCACATCGGTATTACCGACGAGTGGTTCGAGCAAGTCACATACTGGATTCTTGAGTTGATTTTCGAAATAGTAGGTGTAGTCAAGCTTCAGACCATGATCACGTACGTACTGTGGATCCTCCGCCTTTTCAAACATCCGGGCATTTCTCGGTCCTTGGACAATGACAAAAGGGACGCGATCACCCTGTTGCGGCTCTGAACCTGGTGCACGTGTTCGCATCTTGTCGACGACGGCGACGTGTGCGAGCGACTTGCTCTTGTAGTCTGATCCGAGATGTTTGCTCATCATAAGTTTCTCCATAGGAACCTCACCCGCCTTGAGATCCTTTGCAGCCTGACGCGCTCTCTGGATAGGTGGCAAAGGATCATTCGAACCGAGAATCAGGTCCAGAATATCTTTGCACACCTCCCTGACGTACGGACAGTTGTCTCGTCGGACCACCTGAAGGCCCTTGACGTCAATCTTTTTGAAGGCAATGACGCCCAGCTTGTTTTTTTCGTACATCTTTGCGGCGTATCGTTTCTTCGAGTACAGAAAGTACGGGCAGTACACCTTTTCGAGTTCTAGATCATTCGGCGCCTTGAACAACTTTGTGCACTGCTCGGCCGCCTCCTCACCGAGATGCCAAGAGTAGTCGATCGCATCTTGACCCGTACGATTTCCAACATCAAACTCGACCATAACTGAATCAGTGTCACCGTATCGAACCTTTGCGCCCGGAAAGTTAGCCTCTACATAATTCTTCGTCTCTTCGATCATTTGTCGGCCTCTCATAGTAACGGTTGATGCGATGGCGACAAGCGGAAGCATGCCCTTAGACGCGCCAGTAAACCCATATACTGAATTCATAGATATTTTGTAAGCTAGCTGCTTGCCGTTGTAGACAGCCTCCATCGGCGTTCCTTCGGCCCTGGCCATATCTTTCTTCGCTTGCTTTCGAAACTGCTTGAGTTCACCCAGTACTGCAGGCAGAAGCGATGAAACCGGAAGAAGGGAACCTTCTTCCGCGCGAAGCGCCTGCGCGAACCGAAACTGGCCAAACTGTTCGTACGTCACACCTGGCAGGTTGTCAAACTTGGGATCCATCACGAGTGTCGAATAACAAAGATTATGAGCCATCATAATCGAAGGATACAGTGCAGCAAAGTCGAGTGCAGTGATTGGGCCGTAGTAGGCTCCGGTTTGCGCTTCGAGCACAGTCGCCCCTTGGTACTTGTCGTCACCGCCTCTGAAATTCATAACAGGAATCATGAATCCAAGCTCGCGCGCCTTTCGACTCAACTGGCTAAACACTTTGATTTGCTGACCACGCTCGGACAAGAATGACAAAGGAACCCATGTCGCCTTGGCCATCTCAATCAGGTTCTGGACCGTGTACAGCTTTTCCATAATCGCGTGCGGCAGCTCAGTATCCTTGATACAGTACTCTGCAACCTCACCCAGTTCCTTAGGATCGCCATCCTTGTACCGCCTAAAGATTTCCTTCACGGGCATATCATTCTTCTGGTCCTTCAGAAAAGTCTTTGATACGTTATTGAGAGAATACGATTCGAGTTTGTGCTCGCGCTTAATGTCCTGGAAGAGATCGAATACGTACCGGCCAGCCATTGGAACCATTTTGAGTTGGTTCGATCCGAGTGCGCTCGACGACAAAGTCTTTTCGACGAGTTGGACAGACCTGCCTGTCATACGCGTCCAGAAACAAGTGGCTGCCGAGACTGGCAAGATTCTGATTCGCTTCATGAGAAATTCAAGATCAAACCCAAAGATGTTGTAACCGGTGATGATATCCGGATCGATCTTTGTGACGTACTTGGCAAACGCCTCGAGCAGATCCTCTTCGCGCTCGAACCATTCAGTATCTGGGGCGTGCGTCTCTTTGAGGCAGAGACACTTACGGTCCAGAAAACCCTCTTGACCAAACACCTTTGTAGTCATGCCAATCTGGAAGACGACATTGTCTGGATGTTCAGGATCAGGGAAGCTACCGTCGTGCGAGTAAGCTTCTATATCGAAAGACATGATACGCAGCGGTGCAATGTCGTCTCGGGCAACCGGCGTCAGAGTCTTCCAGTTGTTGCACCAGATGTCAATGTCGCATGTTGAGACGTAAGCCCGTTCGCAGTCTGCCCCACTATCAAGCCAACCGGTCGACGAAATGTTTGTCCGGTGCATGAAACGAAGAACCGGATCAATGTTAGATTCATAGACTGTGTACGAGCGCTTGATTTTGTATTCGTAATTTTTCATCGCCTTGAGGCTGTGAAAGTCGAGCTTGACAAAAACGGACTCTTGATTATTTGTAAAACCCCAAAGATCCTTACCCTTCACAGGTGCAGCGTGAATGACCGGATCCTTGATGAATTTACTTGCAGATTCGCGAGTTTTTATAAAAAAGTAGGGACGGAACTTTGTCGAGAGACATACCGATTTACCATCTTCTGCGCGGCCAAAGATTTTGATGATGTAGTCTCCACCATCAGAGTCTTTGCCTTCCCAGGCTACCGCCTGGAACAGGACCATAGTTTAAATGTGCTTGTTCTTTTTAGTTGGTTTTCACCTTCTTGGTGTTTGCGACGGCAGTGCCGGCGGCCGCACCGATGTTCTTGGCCTCGGATACGGTCGAGTTGCCATTCTTGGCGGCGTTGGCAGCCTGGCTGGCACCCGCGGCGGATGCAGCCGCGACGGCGTTCTTGTTGCTGCGCTCGGCGACTGGCAGAGCCTGGACAGCGGCGGCGGCGCCATTGGCGGCCGCGTTCGCAATGTTCTTCGCCTGGCTGGTGGAGGCGTTGGCTGGAGTCACGTTCTTGGCCGCCTCTGATGCGGCGGCGGCAGCTGCGTTCTTGGTCTCGACATTGACGCCGGCCAGGTTTGCCAGCTTCTCATTCGTCTTCTTGACAGCCTGGACTGCGGCATTCGTCTTGTTGCTGCCGAACAGATTACCCTGGGTGTTGTACCAGCCGGGCAGGTTCTTGGCGAGCATCTTCTTGGCGGCGCGAGCCTTCTCGAGGGCGGACAGCTTCTTGGCACGAGTTGCCAGCTTCTTGTTCGCCATCTTGGCCAGGTTGTTGTTGAACAGGCTGTTCTGGTTGTTGCCAAAGCCTGGCAGGGCGCGCAGGCCAGCCTTGTTGGCCTTCACCTGACGAGCCTTGACCAGACCTGCAACACGCTTAGCCTTGACGGCGTTCTTTGCCACGTTGAGTGCGGCGGTGTTACCAACATTCTTCGCCTTCTTGGGTGCCTTGGTCTTCAGCACCTTGTACTTGAGGGCGGAGGGGATTGCGCTGATGTTTCCGTTTGACAGTGCGCGAATGGCACCATTGTTCATGACATAGTAGATGGTTGGGCGGCGGCTCACGATGCGAGCGCCATTCAGGGTGACATAGCCAGCCTGCTTGCCCTTACCCTTGCGAAGGGTAATAACGCGCTTCTTCTGGTTGTAGTATTTGGTATTTCCAAAATCCATTGATACTGTATATAAAGATTTTTTTCGCAAAGTGTGTATGGTTTCACCCTGTGAAAAATGTCTTTACTTTGCATCCGGCCTGTATACGGGTAATGGGTTTTGTCTACGTTACAGAGGTCGAGGTAAGCTTGTGTATGATTTCGCATCTAACGCACGCAAGGATGAGTCTAAGTGTGGCCTGTCGGCTCGACTGTTTGTTCCGCGAACTCATGGTGGCGTGTCTCAGGGCCGCACTGTTCTGGACGATTCACCTCGTCGACGCACCAAGGATGAATTTTCCTGGTACCAACCTGACCTATGACACGTCGCGTGCAGAATGGAATGTATTTGATTCCGGAGAAATGTTTACACGTCAGGCATGGTGTCGGAATCACAGTCGGAAACGGCATTAAGCACCTCTTTAATCTTATCGCTAAACATCTTTTTAATATGCTTTGGCCCCTGATATTCATTCAAGGTTGCCAGGAGTCCTAGACCAAGAATTTCAATCCATTCTTTGTCATCCATATACTACTTGAAAATACTATTATGGAGCGCCTCACGGTACGCCACCACCAACTCATCATGCTCTCCATTCATACCTTTGAACCGAAAGCTTGAATCTAAATTCTCGAGGATTGCCCTATCCTGCTCGACGATCGCCTTGCCCATGAGCACAAAGAGAGAGGACGGGACGCCAAAGTTCTGGCTGAATCCGACAAACATCCTGGTTGTAAATTCGTCTATAGGACACAGGGTTACGTAGGTCATGAGAACCTTGTCTCCATGGACCACGACGTCACTCCAGGTTGTATAAGGGAGGACAAATGCGTGAAAATTATGTGTCGTCGAGAGCCCAAACATCTTTGTCGAGAGGGCTTCACGGTTCGGCACGTAATCAAACTCTATAGTATGACCCTTATGGACGACGTTGGTCGGTTTCTCACCGGCTGTACCGAAACCGAGAGGATTTGCATGGACCCACGATGCGTGACAAGGGTCGATACCATTCTCGATTATCATCTGAGCAGATTGTTTGATGGTTGTTTCGAACCACATGGTGTTAAATCCAGGTTCGGTCAAGTGAGGAACTTCGGGTGGATCTGGTCCGACGAGTCCTTTGGGGCGAATCCACAATAGGCCATTCTGATCTTTCTTATCAAAGTCTATCTGAAGCATATCTGCACAGTCCATAACCCATGGTCGACACAACTTATTCTCGGTGTATTTCCAGCCGTGGTAGGGACACTCAATCGAGCCATCCGGAAGCACCTTGCCTCGAGAGAGAGATGCACCTCGGTGCCTACACGCGTCAGAAGTAATCTGGACATCATTGTTGTTATTACGCCACACGACGTAATCACGACTCGAAAGAGTCACCTTGCGGGGCTGTGTGCCGAGTGTTGACGTACGCGTCAGAGCTATCCACCCCTCCATACTTTATACGCGTCTTATAGTTTTAAGGGTGTAAAGAATACAGTTTTTATAATGATATGAGCGACGACGATACGTGCACGACAAGAGACTGCTCAGACTGTAAACGCAAGAATGTACCGATCGAGGAGTTTGGCGATTACAAAACATGTAATACGTGTCGCGAAAGTGCAAAGACTCGAAAGCGGGACGATGAAAATTCAAACCGAAAATTTAATTACAAGACGTTGTACAATTCTTACAAGTCGAACGATCCCGAGTTTAATCTGACTCTGGATGAGTTTGTCGAAATGGCGACGAGTAAATGTACTTATTGCGGTCATCGAGATTTTACAAAGGGCTATAATGGCGTAGACCGAGTAGATTCGAGTATGGCACATATACAAGGGAACTGTGTATCAGCATGCTGGACATGCAACCGGATGAAGAGCGACATGGATGTTCACGAGTGGATCCGACACATTGCTCGTATAGTCGAGTACTGTAAAAAAAATAATCACTTTCAGTAATGAAATGGCCAAAGAGATATTTCAGTGGGCTCACACCGGCTCAGAAGCTTATGCGTCAAAAAGAGCTTCTCAGACGTAGTCGTGCGCGGAATCCAAAACTGGGTCCGTCGAATAAATTTGCCAAGACCCGCAAGTCCTCATGGACAGTCATGTTCCATAAGGCATATCCTAACATAAAGTTTAACAAGGGTTTGATTGCGGCCAAGACTGGAATCCCACGCTGGAAGCTGAATACGGTCTATGACCGAGGGCTTAAAGCGTGGAAGACGAGCGGTAGTCGACCAGGTGCAACAGCCCAACAATGGGCCATTGCACGCCTTTATAAATTTGTTTTAATTACCAAAGGGAAAGCGACAACGAAAAAAGTGGATCCGAACAACAATCTCAGACGGAAGGCTGTTGTATAAAAGGGACGCTTCGCGTCCTTTAGAGATTAGACGCCGGTAGAGCCAAAGCCCTCCTGGCCGCGTTCGGTCTGCTCAACGTATGGCGTCTCCTCAACTTCGGCCACAGTGTAATTCTCCAGAATGAGCTGGGCAATACGGTAGCCTGGGCGAATCATAAATGCACGACGTAGATCGGTATTCACCAGAACCACCTTCAGCTCGCCGGTGTAATCGGGGTCGCCGACACCAGCCAGCACGTCAACACCATGCTTCACAGCCAGACCGCTCCGAGGAGCGATACGACCGTAGGTGCCAGCCGGCAGCTGAATAGCCAGACCGGTCGGGATGACGACGCGGTGTCCTGGCATGATGATGAATCCATCCGTAGAATAGAGATCGTAACCCGCGGCACCAGGGGTACCACGCGTAGGAATGACTGCATTAGGAACAAGCTTCTGAACCTTGAAAGTGGCCATTGTACTTTATAGACGAGTCAGATGTTTAAGCCCTTTTCGGATACTGGATATCAAACACAATGTAAAGGTTCGAAGATTCGTTCATTCCCTTGGCTTTAATCTCGTAACGGAGCCGAGGATCGATGATTCCGAAATAGGCAGTGTCGATATTCATCTCTCCGGCAAAATGCGGAATCGTCACCTTTGTCCCGTTGACGGATTCATCAAAAGAAATCTTTGTCGTAAATACAAGATGGTTCCCCTCGCGAACGAAAACAGGACTGTGCCTGACTCGAATCTGGATCAGAAGGTTCCCGGCCATCTCCCCTTGCTTGACTGGTTGCTCACCTTTGTTTGGGATTAGTAGTGTCTCACCATCCATGATGCACTTGTTGATGACGACCGGTATGACATCCTCCTCGCGGATAATCTTTTTGTTATCGCACGCCGGACAACCTTTTGATATGACACCTGCAGAATTACAAGCCTGGCATGGCTGCTGCATCTGAAACGGACCCATCTGGTGCATGATACCACCTCGACCCTTACAGGCTTGGCAGTTTTGTTGGCACGAATAACAAGGGTGTTCGATATTAATCTTGAGTTTCTTGACGATACCTTTGAATGCATCCTCGAGCGAAATGTGAATAGTATGCTGGCGGTCCTGCCTGCGCGTCGGACCCCTTTGTTGAGGGCCTCCGCCGAAAAAGTTTTTGAAAATGTCATTCATGTCGGGCATCCCACCACCCTGCGGTCCTTGTGCATCTCCAAACTGATCATAGTTGGATTTCTTTTCGGCATCGGACAGAATCTCGTACGCTGCCGAAATCTCTTTAAACTTTTCCTGATCGCCACCCTTGTCAGGATGGTGCTTCACTGCAAGCTTACGGTACGCCTTTTTAATCTCTTCCGGAGACGCGTTACGGTCAACCCCGAGGATTTCATAGGGGTCAGGCATACTTTAC